ATGCGTAAATCAGAACTCATCCAACAACTCGAAAACCATCCAAACTTTGACGTTGACCGCCTCTACGAAATAGCCCAAGGTCGCCAGTTAACAAAAGCAGTCCTATGGGAATACCTCTGTGAACTAACAGCATGGAAGCCATTAGAGGTGGTTCAATCCACAAGCCCCAATTGGTACTTAGTAGCTAGTAGCAGCGAGACAGGGCTTTGGTATAAGGTTAATATCATAAGTCAAGTTTGTGATTGTATCTACAGCGAGTACCGCACAACTCCCTGTTGTCATCTATCAGCTGCGATGGCACATCAAGAGAATCAGTGGATAGAACGTGCAGCTAAATATGGGCTTACTGTCTCAGTTGTGGATGGTAAGTACCAGGTGCAAGACAAAATGACCGGTTCCTGTGTAGGGGAAATATGGTTTGACGAGGATGAGCAACTCTGGTTCCTAACTGAACCAAGAAAGCCAGGAATTTTGAGGTACGAGGGGGTAGATGAGGTTATCGAGTATTTGTCAGCAGTAGTAAGTTTTGGAAGTCAATTAGCTTGAGGAGAAAAAAGATGATTAATTCAGCAGATAAAGCCAAAGAATTACTTGTTCATTATTTTCAGATTTCAAACAATCACAGTCTCAATGCAGATAATCATAGCGAAATCGAAAACATTGTTAATTGCATTATTGAAGCAGCGGTTTACGAAATAGAGCAACGGGTGCTTGCGACAAAGCCTAGTCAAACCAATAGCGTAACAAAATGGCGATTTTGCGAGAGAGGGGAAGAAGAAGTCGTTGAACTACCAACTAAGCTCTCTGTTCAAGAAGTCCGCCAAGTATTTTATGAGTGGTTGTCCGACAGAACTACCGCTTATTTTGATTTGATTCACGACTAAGGATTTTTGCGCAACCTGCATGAGTGGTTGGGTTTGTTGGCTACCACAAGTAAATCTAAAACAGACACAGCAATGACGACAAAAAAGACTGAACAGACAAAAAAATTGCGCCCTATCATTTTTGATGATGAGCCATTTAATGTTTTAGTATCTCTTGCCGGTTCTGGTGGAATACGAGGGGTTGATGACGAAAAACTAGGGGACAACTTTTCCTGTTTTGTCCTCAAAACCAACCTCTGGTATGGATTACCAAAGTGGGACAAAGGCGATCCAGAACAAGGAAAAGTTCCTCAATCAGACTTTTGGACTCAACTACTCTTTGTTCCCACTGAGGGCATCAAAGCAGATAATAAATTGTACAGTAAAGTCAGCGATCGCACTGTTTGTCAAATGTTCAAGCGAGGGCGACATTTAAATACTTTTTCCGCTGCTTGTAAAACCACTCGCAATGAAGTCAAACTAGACGACTTGCTGGATGAACTGAATATTCCAGAGCTTCAAGCGTGGCAGCTTGTTGTCTGGACGCCGGAATTCGTGGGTAAGTCAAATAAACATGGTAACTACTCTGCTCTTAAATGGGAGTGGAGTATGCCAGAAGGGGAGCGTCAACTAGAAACTCAAAGCCGAATTATCAAAATGTATCAGGAGTTTGGCACAAACCCGATTGAACTTGAGTATGAAATAGATCCAGGATTACTCAACTTGGATACTCTTGAACCTGAAGAAAAACGCAAGTTCAAAAAACTAATTGCTAGCCAGAACCAACCAATCTTACTCGGTGAAGCAGCACAAGCGTTTGCGGCCTTGCCTCAACAAATAGAACAAGCTGCGATCAAAGCAGAAGCAGATTCTTCTGCTGGCAGCAAATAAGACCAATAGTCAGTCCCTGGGTTAACAAACAGGGACTATTTAAAACTAATGAAAAAAGTTATTTGCGGACACTGGAATTTCATTGTCAAAGATGCATGGATTCTCTGTCAAGATTGTCACATGGGGATCAACATTAACTCGCCCCAAGGTCAACGCTTGCTAAAGACAAAAGAGTCCAAGTCACCACTAGACTTTCAGCAACAACAAGCATACAACTCACTGGTCGAATCGTACAAAGAGTTGGTAAAAAACGCCGGTACGGATGATCCAGAAGTGTTAGCAAGTTTTGCGAATAATTCAATTGAGTGAGGAGTTAAAGAATGGCTTCAATCATTCCTGACAATGTATTGGAAGTACTAACAAATTCAACAATACAATGTAACCGCTTAATTCTGCCACCTGACCAGCTAGATAGAAAGATTTACAAACAGGTGGATGACGTATTAATCCGAATGGGAGGAAAGTGGAACAGAAAGGAAAAAGTCCATATTTTTCCTAAATCTGTTGATATTCAAGCAGCATTGGAAGAAATTCTGAGTAACGGGAAAAAGCCTGAGAAAAATCCACATTCGTTTTTTGAAACACCACAACTGATCGTGGAGCAAATGCTGAGATTTGTTGGCAATCAACCAAGGAGCTTTCTGGAACCTTCCGCTGGCAATGGGGCAATTGCTAGCGAAATACGAAAAAAGTATCCAAACTCTTATCTCCACCTTGTAGAAATAGACAAGGATAGGGCTAAAGAACTTATGCTTCAAGGATATTCAGTCGAAGCAGGCGATTTTTTGAATCTTGCCCTTGAACCGGTAGACTGTATCTTGATGAACCCACCTTTCAGTAATCCACGAGGGGCTTACATTGACCACATACAAAAGGCGTGGTCTCTTTTAAATGAAGAAGGGAGCTTGATAGCGATCGCTCCTTTATCATTTACATTCGCCAAAGACAAGAGATCCACAGAATTTAGAAATTTTGTTTCTGACAATGGATCATGGGAGCAACTACCAGATGATTCTTTCAAAGAATCAGGTACATCGGTATCTACAGTACTCATTGCGCTGAAGAAAAGAAAGTCTGTATCAGTGCAACCGCAATCCCACATTCTAAAACTTACTTCCACTCAAAGTGACCTAAATACCAACCTCTCATTGGTGAAAAGAGTTGTCCCAGATAAGCCCCATCACCCCATCTGCAAGAATATCTTGTTAGTGGCAGACTCAAAAACTCAACAAGTACAATTGACAGCGTTTGATTTGAGTTTGGGTATTCAGACTAGCTTCAGTGCTGTGGTAGAAACAGATGGAAAAATTGCGATTCCTGCTAAACTACTCAACGACATTGTTTCCCGTCTGCCAGAAGGAGAAATTACCCTCACCAGCGAGAGCACGATAGTAGACACTGAAGCTGAAGGAAATAGCATCAAGATAACCTTGACCTCTACATCAGGACGCTATCAAATGCAAGGCATGAGTGCTGAAGAGTTTCCCTCACTCCCACAAATTGAAGATGGAGTCGCAGTTGAACTACCAGTAGAAGCCTTAATGACAGGGGTGCGGGGTTCTTTGTTTGCCACCAGTACTGATGAAACTAAGCAGGTATTGACAGGGGTTCATCTGAAAATGCAGCAAGAAAACCTAGAATTTGCCGCTACAGATGGTCATAGACTAGCGGTAGTGCAAACTACTAACAACCTACCATCCCCTCCTGGGAGTGACGAAAGCGATGCAGCAGCTGTAGCAGAAGCATCGGAGACTTCCCCATTGGAGTTAACTTTACCAGCTACAGCCCTACGAGAACTGGAACGAATGCTAGGGATGAGTCAACCTAATGACACTGTTGCTCTTCACTTTGAGCAGGGTCAAATTGTCTTCAAAGGAGGGGGACACCACTTAACCAGCCGTACTCTGGAAGGACAATACCCAGCTTACCGTAAGCTAATTCCGGACTCTTTTATACGCCAGCTCACAATTGAGCGGCGTCAACTACTCAGTGCGGTGGAAAGGATTGCGGTATTGGCTGATAAAGAAAAGAAGGTGATCAAGTTTAATATTGATAGCGTTCAACAACAGATTAACCTATCTGTAAACACTCAGTTGAGTAGTGGACAAGAATCAGTATCGGCACAAATATCTGGTGAGAGCCTAGAAATTGGTTTTAACTTCAAGTATCTAATAGAAGGACTGAAGACGCTTTCTACAGATGAAATTCAGATGCTGGTTAACGAAGCCAGTACACCTGTCATTTTAACCCCTCTGGGTGGCTTGAAAATGACGTACTTGATTATGCCTATCAAGATTCACCATAATTGATTGATTGTTAGCGCCGCTAGCGCTTGAAGTCAGGGGCGCTAACAGAATTGGAGAACTTGCACGATGTTAGCACAGCAATCACAACAAACTGAAAAACTTTGCGGCAGTATCTGTCGTATAACTTTCAAAGCCGAAGACTCTGGGTATGCGGTACTCAAAATACAGACTCCTGAATTCGAGGTTGTCACAGCAGTAGGTATCATCCCTGATGCTCAACAAGGACTCGATATTGAGCTAAACGGAGAGTGGGTTCGCCATCCTAAGTGGGGACAGCAATTTAAAGTTCTCTCCTACCATATGCCAGAACCAACACAGGAGGAAGGGATGGTTGCTTTCCTGTCCTGCCTTGATGGGTTAGGGGAATCAAAGGCTCAAAAGATTGTAGAGTACTTTGGGGAGAATACTTTTAGAGTCTTCTCCGAAGATAGCACTCGCTTGTTGGAAATACCAGGAATTGGCAAGAAAACTCTGCCCAAAATACTAGAGTCATTCCAGGAAAAGAAAGAATTAAGTCGGTTAATTGGATTCCTTCATGAGCTTGGAGTATCAGCTAGCTATGCTAAGCGCATCTATGAGGAATACGGCGACAACGCCATCGGATGCATTAAAGCCAATCCTTATTTGTTAGCGGAGGAAGTCAGAGGCTTTGGGTTTAAGAGAGCAGATGAAGTTGCCAGGGGATTAGGGATTGGTGTTGATGCCTCAGTACGCATTACAGCAGCTATTTTCCACAACTTAAAAGAAGCAGCCAACAGAAATGGGCATTGCTTTTTGCCATTAAACGATCTTCTATTCTCTGCGAAAGCATCACTAACTCTACCTGATTATCAACCCTGTGATCAAGAAATTGTACAACAGGTGAGCACCCTTAGTATCAAGGGAGTACTTGTAGAAGAGAATGGTAGAATCTACCTGCGCTCTTACCACCAAGCTGAACTGGAATTATCAGCAACACTTCGGTCATTATGTGGAAAGCTAGAGTTGGAGTGTGAAGATTTAGAAGATTGGCTAATTGATTACGAGATAGAAAATGAAATTCAATTAGCAACTCAACAAAGAGAAGCAGTTAAGCTTGCTGCCTCAAATAACTTAATGGTGATCACGGGTGGAGCAGGAGTAGGAAAATCCACAATATCCAAAGCTATTTTGAGCTATTGGCATAGCCAGAAAAAGAGAGTCGTAGCAATAGCACCAACGGGAAAAGCTGCACAAAGAATCCGTGAAGTAGCAGATTTCCCAGACGCTAGTACGATCCACAGGCTATTAGGTTGGACAGGTTACAGCTTTCTGCACTACAAAGATAATCCTCTTGATGCTGACGCTTTCTTGATTGATGAAGGGTCAATGATTGACCTTAAATTAGCTCATGCTTTGTTTGATGCGATTCCTCCCCATGCAACCGTTGTGATCGTGGGAGATGTAAATCAGTTACCATCAGTAGGTGCTGGCAATGTCCTTCGGGATATTATCGATTCCGAAGAGATTCCAGTGGTCAGACTAACTGAGATTTTTCGCCAAATTGCTAAGAGTAAGATTATTCAAGCATCACAAGCTATCAATGAAGGCTATTTCCCAAACCTAGAAAAATTGGGGCGTGATTCTGAGCCCAAAACAGATGCACTGTGGATTCCCTGCTCTCAAGGACAAATTCCAGAGGCTATTGAGTGGCTAGTTAATGACAAGCTTTTAAATATGGGGTACGAAGAAGATGATATTCAGTGCCTTTCCCCTATGCACAAAGGAGATGTGGGAAATATTGAACTGAACAAGCTAATTCAACAAGCATGGAATCCGAAATATCCCATCCAATCAAACTGTGGAATATTCCGAGAAGGCGATCGTGTTATCCAGACCCGTAATGACTACAATAAGCTGGTATTCAATGGAGATATCGGGAATATTGTAGAAATCGACAAAGAGGAGAATATTGCCTTAATTTGCTACCCGGATTTTGATGGTAATGATCGCTTTATTGAATATCAATTATCCGATCTCAAAGATGTGATGCTGGCATACAGTATTTCAGTGCATCGCTCCCAAGGCAGTGAGTTTCCTGTGGTGATTCTCCCGGTATCCATGCAGCAGTACATGATGTTACAACGAAACCTTTATTACACAGGAGTGACTCGCGGGAAGAAACTGGTGGTGATTGTAGGGGAAGAGAAGCCATTACAAATTGCGGTGCAGACTAACCGCGTCTTAAACCGCAATACCACGCTTAGGGAGCGGTTGGCAGGCAATCTGTAGGACTTATCGTATCTTCAATAGTTACGTTACTGTCCTCAATGTTGGTGATCGTATTTTGATAGCCACAATGAGGGCAGCAAATTTTGTTGCCTACGCTTTAGCGGATGCTGGCTACAGACGCTCCGAATCGCAGTTGAAATGATTGAGAATTTCTAAATGAAGATTTGTTGTCACGCGATTGCAATGTGTTAAAATACGAATGTCACATACTAAAGACTATGCCAAGAGGAAGAATACTGCCGAAGCTGGCAAAAACTACCTGGACTACCGAGACAAGAACTATGCGTGTCCCTATTAGAATTCATGACCAAGTTAAACAGTTGGCGCGATGGGCTGATTCTCAACCAAGCCCAGAAGAAGCCATGCAAAGGATTCTGGATGCGATCGCTTCCATGTAAACCATTTTGTGAAAACTAATGAGCAAAATAGCATTTATTCACAAGCCTCGAATTAAGCCAGATCTTCAGTGTCTTATCAAGATGGGCTGGGACTTGGGCTTGATTCGAGAATGTAGCCGTATTGGAAACCACTTAGATGACAAAGAGGGTGTTTTCTTTCGGATTGCATACTGTTGCTTTCCTCCTGAAGCTTTTTTACTAATTAAGGAATCAGAACTGCAAGTACAACTGGATGGGTTGCTATTGGGATATGCGATCGCAACTCAAACCCCGATTTCTTTCATCAAATAGCATTACCCCAGTGCGACCCACACTGGGGCAATAATCGTCACCAAGGAGAAAAAACAATGATTCAATTTTATCACATTACAGATTTCGCGGAAAAAGGAGGGGTGAAATGATTTCCTGGCTGGAATTATCTGCAATCCTAAATAGACCGATTGCTTTTCACCGAATCTTTGCCACAGTTGGAAGGGGAGCTATCCCAGGATTATTCCTTAGTCAAGCTTTTTACTGGACAAATCGAACTCAAGACCCTGAAGGGTGGTTTTACAAAACTCAAGATGAATGGTTAGAGGAAACAGCTTTAATACGGTCAGAACAAGAGAGGGCAAGAAGGCAACTCAAAAAAAATGGCTTAATTGAAGAAAAAAAGCAAGGTCTTCCTTGTAAAGTTTTTTACCGTATCAACAAAGCGGCACTGTTGCAACAAATATCTCAGTTAGCAAGCAAAACGATCCCTGCAAACAGCAATGCTGTATCGGACAAACAAGAATGTTCAAATGAACAAACTAGTTCGGTGTTCTCTGCAAACAGCAATGCTGGATCGAGCAGACATTCTATATATACAGAGAATACAACAGATACTACAGCAGATATAATACCCCCCTACCCCCCAGCGGGGGGACAACAAAAACAGCCGGATTCTGAACAGCTAAATCTTGGGTTTCCGGATTCCGGAACTCAACCGGAAGACTCGGAACTCAACCGGAAGACTCAGCTACCGGAAGAATCTTCCTCCCTGGCTAAAAAAACCAAGATCTTGGACAAACCGGAAGGATCTAGTCCGGGAGCTAATTATTCCGCGACGGCGAATGAGAATTATTCTCATTCTTGTTGGGACTCCACTATTAATAGTGATAATGGGAGCCCAGGTAAGATCAAAAAAGGTGGTAAGAAGACAAGTAACAAGAAGGGCAAAAAAAATATACCCTCATTAAGCCCAGAAGAGTTGAATTATTTCTTCCAGGCATACCATGCCGAGAAGCCATCCAATTTTAAAACTCACACACGCAAGCTTCTTGCTGAAGATGAAGAGCGTATCGCTAAGTTGGTGGAAAAGTATGGCGACCGCTCTCTGGATATGTTTGTGGCTGCTTTAACTTATTGCAGGGAGCAAACTTGGTCAGGGTGGAGAGAGGGTGAAAAGATACTCACTTTTTTGTTCTACAACAACAAGGTTCCAATGTATGCCGACAGGCATAGAGATGCGATGGAGTCTGATTCTCAGTACCGAGCAAGAGTAGAGGGACGCGCTCTCTCAATGGACAAGGGGCGTCAGCCCAAGGTGTACGACAACGACGGCAACGAAGTAACTGGTGCGGCAGCAGAAGCATTTAATGCTGTAGCCTCAAACCCTTATCTACAAAGAATGCTAGAACTTTAAGGAGATTCTGATGATTGAACAGAAAAAATTTGAATACTGCCTAGATTTACTTAAGCAAAACTTTGGTCGTGAACTAACCCCAGACATCAAGGCAATCTGGTACAAATACTTATCAAAAGAATTATCTGACGATCAGTTTTTTAAGGCAGTACAACACGCAGTACTCCACAGCCGATTCATGCCAACCCCAGCAGAGCTAGTTGAGTTCGTCAAAGGTTCCCTGGATGACCAAGCCTTGCAGGAATGGCAGAAGATTGTCCAGGCAGTATCCAATGCACAACAGCCACAGGTAAGCGATCGCGCTCTTTCTGCCTTGGCGATAATCGGTGGCATAGAAGCAGTCGGTTACGCTGACCAATTCACCACTCGCAACCTTCAACAGAAATTTGTCAAACAGTATTGTAAGCCCTACGTTCCCTCATTGCCTTCTAACAAGCCCGTAGAGGCGAGTCAACCCATGCAGATGCCCAAGTGGGACTACCAGGGAGAATTGGCTGCTTTACAGGCAAAATTAGCAAAACAAAAGGAGGTATCTGAAAAGGAAAAGCAAGCTAAAAAGTCTCAACCGAGCATCCAGGAAATAGAGGCACAGTTAAAGAAAATCACAGGACAGAAATAGCTATGTACTCCAATAACACTACCAAGTCAGAACCGGCCAATGTTGTTGAGTTGCAGCTAGCTGAAGGTTGTCTTCCTCCTCAAAACATTGATGCTGAGGAGGCAATATTGGGAGGGATATTGCTAGATCCTGAGGCGATTGGTCGGGTTGTTGATATTCTGCTCCCAGAAGCTTTTTACATCAAGGTTCATCAGGAAATCTACAAAGCAGCTTTGGAGCTTTTCGACAAAGGAGAACCAACAGACTTAATGATTGTTACTGACTGGCTGTATGCTAATGGCTTACTAGACAGTGTGGGTGGTCAAAGTAAGCTAGGGCAGTTAGTAGAGCGCACTGTATCAGCAGTCAATGTTGACCGTTATGCAATGCTGGTGATGGACAAGTACCACCGCCGCAAGTTAATTGAAGCGGGGAATGAGATTGCACAACTGGGCTACGAACACCCTACTTCGCTGGAAATGCTTCTTGATGATTCAGCCGAGAAGATTTTCTGGATTCAAGAACAAAGCCGCCAAAGCGATCGCTACCAGTTAGAATCCGCAGAGCAAATGGCAGTTCCACTATGGGAATCTATTGAGCAGGGTTTAAATGCAGGGATATCTACTGGATGGTCTGACCTAGACGAGCTAACTGGAGGATTACATCGGAAAACTATCACAATTGTGGGTGCTGATTCCCATATGGGAAAAACCAGTTTCATGGTTGGGTTGTCGCATCAAATTCTCACAGAAGTTGGCAAGCCTGTTCTATTTTTCTCTTGTGAAATGTCCAAGGAGCAGCTTAATCCACGGTTGCTTGCTAGAGTCTCTGGGATTGACTCTAGCCGACTGGTCAGAGGGGATATGCTAGGGGGGGTAACTCAAGCAGAGTGGGGAGTCTTAGCTGGAGCAATTGGTACATTTAGTGAGCTTTCTTGGCTTGTCTACGATGAACCAAGCCCATCAATATCAACTATTCGTTCAATTGTCAAGCAAGCTATTAGTAGAAAAGGTAACTTAGGAGCTTGTTTTCTTGATTACATCCAGATGCTTCGACTGGATAGCTCTCAGAATAGGGTGCAGGAACTGGGAGAATTGACGAGGCAGTTGAGAGCGATCGCAAAAGATTTTGATTTCCCCTTCTTTGTTGGCTCCCAAGTTAATCGGGAATTAGGAAAAAGGAATAATAAGCGTCCAACAAAGAATGACCTGAGGGATTCAGGAGAAATTGGCGAAGCTGCTGATTTGGTACTCTGTCTTTACCGGGATGCTCATTATTCCAAGAATCCCAACGATAAAAATATCGAAATCATTGTGGACAAAAACCGTCCCTACGGCAAATTAGGGACGGCAAAGATGATGGTGGATTTGGAGACTTGCACTTTTATGCAAGTGGATAACCGTTATAGAGATACGGTTGACGAGTTTGAAACTTTTTGATCTTTTTATCACATTATTAAAATGTGATTTAACTATTATGTACCAATTAAATCTTTTTGACAACCAAAGAATAACTTCAGCAAAGCGAGACCTTCTGTTGAAGCAAGCCCTTCCTTGCAGACAAGATACTGACCTGCTCAAACAAAGCTCTGCCATAATTTCTGAGGCAATTTCTTCATTTAATCCGTATGCAATAGTGGCTGCTGTTAGCGGGGGGGATGACAGCATGGCCGCTTACTATGTTGCAAAAATGTTGGGCGTGAAGCTTGATTTCATTCTTCATGTCAATACAAGGACTGGGATTCCGGAGACCACGCAATTTGTTCGGCATTTTGCAGACAAAGAATCCATGAAATACATAGAAGGAGATGCAGGGAACGCCTATGAAAGTCGAGTTCTAGAGAAAGGTTTTTTTGGCTTAGGAAGACGTGCTCACAACTACGCTTATCACATATTGAAACAAAGAAGGATAGAACACGAGCTATCCAAGATACGTAAACGAAAACGCGGTCGAAACATCTTGATCATAAACGGAGTCAGAAAGAATGAGTCAGACAACCGGCGCAAAAATTTTGCCGATGATGTTTATCGGCACGATGGCTCCAATATTTGGGTGAATTTAATCCATTATTGGGAAAAGTCTGACTGCTTGGATTTTCTTGCTGACTGCAAAGCTTGCCGTAATCCCGTCTCAAAAGAGCTGTGTCGGTCTGGAGAGTGTATGTGTGTCGCTCCGAGTACGTTAATATCTACTCCGGGCGGATGGAAACCTATCGCCTTGATCTGCCCTGGAGATCTTGTGAATGGATTGGTTAATAACAAGGTAGTGCCTCAAAAAGTATTTTGGGTTCATAGAAATGCTCCAAAACTAATGTTTGAGGTAAAACCTCAGTACAGAAAAAGCATATTTGCTACAGCAAATCACCCTATTCTAGTTAGAAGGTTTCATACCGAACGAAAAAAGGAGCAAAACTATCGTCCCACAAAAGTGTTTTCGGCTCCAGAATATAAATCTGTTAGAGAGATTAAATCTCTAGTTGATACAGCAAGAACCTTTCATCAATCAAAAAAGGAAGGGTATTACATGGCTGTACCCGTTGATCAAACTGAAACACCTATAGAGTTAACAGAAGATCAATTAAAGTTGATTGGCTACTTTGCTTCTGAAGGCGCTTACAACTACAAGGGCAGTAAATGCCAAGGGCTTGTCTTCACTGTGAGCTTAACCCATTCGCTTGAAATGGGAAATCAGATAGAAAAATGCTTAAAGGCTCAGTCGTGGCATGTCCACCGCAGGGAATGGACTGATACTCGAACCGGACGCCGTTTTTTAACTGTTCGCACTAATAATCGGGCTAGCTCGGATTGGATGAAACAGTTTATGTCTGGGCGATATTGCTATGAGAAGGACTTTAAGCCCCAGATTATGCAAGCGCCGATTAAGGATCAGACAAAAATTTTAGAGGCAATGTGGGAAGGAGATGGATCTGATTTTATACTTGATCGACCTGCTAGGAACGGAAAGAAATCCCGTCAAGAGGATTGCTCTGTTTACTCTTCCACTTCGCTTAAGATGGCATTACAAGTACAAGAAATGTTGATACGTCGGGGTGAAGTTTATGGGCTACGAGTTAACCAAAAGCCAAATAAAATGGCTCGTTACCCTATGTATCAAGTCGGGTCTTCTAAGGGACGGATTGTAAACGCATTTTGGGAAGATCACATTCTATGGGTGAACATCAATTCGATTCAAGAATCAGAGGAGTGTGAAGCATGGAATTTGACCATTGATGGCCAGCCAAACTATATAACACCTTCTGGTGTCACGCATAATTGCGGCACGATGCAAAGCCAGCAAGCACGATTAGAGGCTGCGGCATTGTTCCCAGAGTGGGGGCAATGGCTTGATGAGTTAGAGAGAAAAGTAAAGCTAAAGTTTCCTTGGGGATGGGGGCAGAGTATACCCAAAAGCTTTCAAAACGAACAGAAAGGACAGATGAGGCTTTTCCCTTACGATAATTTTCAACCAATGTGCTCTAGTTGCATAAAGGAGAAGTAATGCAGTTAAGTCTATTTGACAACGAACGAATAACCTCAGCCGAAGCAATTGAATTAACGATGAAATCACTGCAAACCTATGGCAAAGATTACGAGCATTGGGTAATTAGTTTTAGCGGAGGAAAAGATAGTAGCACTCTAGTTACTTTGACTATCGATTTGATTGAGACAGGTTGCATTCCTAAACCAAAGTCACTTCATGTTTTATACGCCGATACCCGAATGGAATTGCCCCCACTTCAAATGTCAGCAATGCAAATCCTCTCCGAATGTAAACGACGCGGCTTTGAAACAGAAGTAGTGATGGCTCCTATCAAGAAGCGATTCTTGCCTTATATTTTGGGTCGTGGAGTACCACCACCTAACAATACTACGATGCGCTGGTGTACCCAGAAGATCAAACTTGATCCGATGAAGGTGGCAATGCAAGAACTGTACGAAAAGTATGGCAGGCTACTCAGTCTCAATGGGGTTCGGATTGGAGAATCCGCAATACGCGATCGCCGCATCCTCTCTTCTTGTTCTAAAAACGGAAGTGAGTGTGGTCAGGGTTGGTTTCAACGGGAGCTCCCTGATTTTATCTGCGACAAGTTAGCACCCATTCTACATTGGCGAGTGTGTCAAGTGTGGGACTGGCTGCAATTCGACGCCCCGAACTTGGGATTTGACACTGAGGTATTAGTGGATGCCTATGGGGGTGATGAAGCTGAAGAAATCAACGCACGGACAGGGTGCATTTGCTGTCCACTAGCTAGTAAAGACCTGGCTTTGGACGCTCTAATCCAAATGCCCCATTGGTCTTACCTTACCCCTCTCAAGGAACTTCGACATTGGTATCTCTGGGCACGGCGCTTTGACAATCGCCTCCAAAAACACGGGGAGATAAATAAGGATGGCAAATTATCAAAGAATCCCTGCCGCAAGGGGCCACTCACGATTAAAGCTAGACAGGAAATGTTAGCAGCGGTTCTGGCAATCCAAGACAAGGTTAACACTGCTGCCATTAAACGGGGTAGGCCACTGGTGAACATTCTTAACCAAGAGGAAATTAACTACATCCACCGGTGTCACGATAACCAAGTTTTCCCTCAGGGCTGGACCGGTGATGAGCCAATAGGCAGTGAGCTGTTGCCTCAGATCTACTCTGACGGCACTGTACAACCAACGTTATTTTAAAGAGAAAATTATGCATTTTAAAGAATACCAAGAGCAATCCCGCGCTACTGTTTTTTACTCTGAGACGTTGGCAGAAAGTGGGGATAATAAGTGATGAGAATTCTAGCCTCTAGTCATTCTAGTTTATTGTTTCAAGACTGGGATAGGATGTACGGAAACTGCGGGAATCTTTTTTCTGTAAGAAGGAAATCTGCAAAGCTACCTTACTATGCAATAGATAACGGCAAATTTGTCGTTTGGAGCAAGGGTAAGAAATGGTGTGCTGCTACTTTTTTAGAGATGTGTGATCATTTCTATTCTTTGGTCAATCAGCCTTTGTGGATCGTAGTGCCAGACGAAGTTGCTGACCGACAGGAGACTTTGAAAAGCTGGCATAAGTGGGAGCCAATACTTCGAGAGAGATATTTAGGTATACCCTTGGCATTTGCTGTTCAAAATGGTATGCAGCCAAAATGTGTCCCTGATACTGCTGATGTGATTTTTGTTGGTGGTACTTTTGAGTGGAAGTGGTCAACGATGTCTATGTGGTGTCGGGAATTTTCTCGTGTTCATGTCGCACGAGTCAACAGTTGGCCACGCCTCTGGCTTTGTCTAGAGGCTGGTGCTGAATCGTGCGATGGGACAGGGTGGTTTAAGGGTGTTAACGAGCGTCACGATTTGCATTTGTTCTTGGCAATTCAGGCTGGTAAGCTGAAGTTTCCCTACAGATGGCAAGACTTGAGCCCAAAAGGGCGCTTCTCTCTGTTGCAGCGATATCTCAATCACCAAGATTTGTGGTCTTGGGAGGAAGAACCTTTGAACAATTTATCACAAACTTAGCTTGTGATATGTGATAATAAAAAGAATTCCCCACACAGCGCCAACTGTTGGGGTGTTGGTCAACCCTTATCAAACAAGGATCGACATATGCATCATAGCATTTTGAGAACAGAAGAAAACGGTGTTGAGTATTTCACCGTTGTAGAGACAGGCGAAAGTGCCGTTTCCGAGCGTGGACTTTCTCGAATGAGTGGGGTATCAAGGCGAAATATTCAGCGCTGGTTTGCTGACTTGGCTCACACTGGGAGTCCAAAATGGCTAAGCCCTTTACAGCATCTGCCTTTGAGCTTGGCTCATGAAATCAAGAAAAATGGAAGAAAGATTAAACCAATCCCATCAAAAACGGCATCAAAGTTTATTTCTTTGGTTGCACGTAATTTGAAAACAGATGAAGCCCTGGATACATTAGATGCGATTGCAGATATTGGGTTAACATCCTATATCCAGAACAAAACAGGTTGCTTACCGGAACGCTACAAAGCTGCACCACAAGCTCACAAAGCAATCAACCGAATTATGGACAAGCCTCGCCCTTTTCATCCATTGTTTGGAGACAAAAACGTGCAGGCGGTAGCTGACTTACTCAAATGCAGTCGGAATTGTCCCAAAATCGCAAAATGGTTCTGGGAATACGTTTATTGTACGTTGACACCAGAAGAAGTTAGCAAGTTGGATTGCGAGAATCCAGTTCTGGAGAATGGACACAGGAAGGACACCATCCATCAATGGCTAGAGGAAAATGCCACGGTAGAACACAAGCAATACTTCGATGATGTGTTGCAGTTGCTGAAGCTTAGCCAATCGGAATTGGAATTTGAGGAATTCTGGCGACGCAAATATGAGCGCGTTTATCAACTGAGCTTTGTCATCGGAGGTTGAAATAATGCGTTGTATCACTTTGCACCAGCCGTATGCGACATTGATCGCGTTAGGGCTGAAACACTACGAAACCAGGTCTTGGGCAACTAATTACCGTGGGGCGCTGTTAATTCATGCGGCAAAGAAAAATGCTGCAACTAATCAGATTCAAGCAATTAACTTGTTTTTGGGAGAGCAAGGTCTACCCAAGGAGTTGAATGAGTTCGTGAAGACAGCCCATGAACTCCCAGTGGGCTGCGTTGTTGCGATTGTTGATTTATCTAAGTGCCTGAAAATGGCAGATGGGTGGGGGGCAGATCCAGATCCCCCTCTTTTGGAGACTATCATTCAAACCAAAAGCTACCTAGAGAGATCTGTTGGCTATTGGAAGCCAGGAAGATATGCGTGGAGGTTAGAAGACATCCATGCCCTACCAAAGCCCATTCCTTGCAAAGGTAAACAAGGGTTGTGGATTCCTTCTGATGAGTTGATTCAATCTTGTCAAGCGGGGTGTTGAAAGATGATTTTCACTGCTTCATACTTTTGTCCTCAAAACCACCACGGGAAACTCATTAGCATCAGTCGTTCCAACCCCAAGCAATTTACTAGAATTCCTAAGCTACAGTTCTTTTCTCCATCAAAAGATTTGTTGGCTTGGTGGAAAAAGTCCGCTCAAACTGATACCGATTGGGAGAATTACCAAGACAGATTTTTTGCCCAAATTGACAATGATTGGGTGCGAATCAGCCACTGGTTAGACAAAGACCACAGTACAGGCGACATCACGCTGCTGTGTTGGGAGAAACCAGGTGAGTACTGTCACCGTAATGATGTCGGCGACATAATTGCTGCTCGACTACCTGAGTTTTTTGGTGGGAAGGATGTACCTCACAGTTTTATTGAAAAGCAGGTACTTGCTTGTAATAAAAAGGGGTTACCTGTCAGGTGCAATCGTATTACTTACACCAAGGAACAATGCGATTTGTTTGATGGGGGATTTACCCTTTACAAACTATGGCTAGGAAAGAAAGAGCTTTGCCTTGATACAGAGACAGGAACGAGAAATATCTTAGGGCAACTGCTCAATCCGACTTATTCCACAAAATGGTTTGAAGGATATGGGCTTGGGTCACAAGAATTGGAGTTAATTGGTCATCGTTCTTTTAAAAAGTGAGGACTGTGTAATGAATATTGGTTGGATAGAGTGTCGTTGTGAAGACATTGAATTGGATGAATATATATCCTCTTACAGAGAGTGGAATATATATCTTTCTATTCCTAATGGTGGAATATTGGGAGCAGGAATTACAAATCAAAAGAAGGCTTACTGTTTTGATAATGCAACCTGTAAACAGGATTTTTCTCAAGACCTTTCGTTTGACGAACAATGGCATATTCAGCGATGCAAGGAAAAGATCAATGAGTTGTGCGATGAGTTGATTCCTGAGGGTCAATTAACTTTAAATCTGGAGGTCTAAGTGTTTCAGGAAATTAAAAAGTTGTGGTTAAACAACAGGTATCGTGTTTGGATTTGGTGCTGGGTACTAGGTGACATGGATGTTGGATTTAGTGCATGGGAAGAATATAGGACACGGTTGATACCTGATGACTGTAGAGATTTGTGTGACTTGGTAATTGAGGAATACGACAAAGACGTTGACTTGGCACTATCAAGAAATCCTTTGTTGAGAGTATACCTTTGGTTTGTAAGGTTCTTTCGTGATTTTTCTTTGTCAATCAATCAAAAAGAGAGTCCATTTTGATGTGCGATATAGAGTATCCAATAATCTATTATTGCGGTATCTAAATGGGTAAAAGCTGTTTGATTTTTACTAAATTTTCTTGGCTGAAGATAGTGCAAGGAAAATATTGCTTGGATTATGAGGAGGCAGTAAAAAAATGGAAGCCGTTGTGACCTCTGCACATCTTTTCTGCGGGGGTGGGGGAGATACCCAAGGTGCTTTAGTAGCAGAATATAAACCCATTTGGGCGATAGAAAACAACAAGTACGCGGCAGCAGTTTATCGAAAGAGATTCCCTGATGTACAACTCATTGAGTCCGATATTAGACAATTATCAGATGAGTTTATTCGACACCTCTCAGTACCAGACGTGCTTATCGGAGGAAGTCCTTGTCCGGATTTCTCCATTGCTGGAAATCGATCCGGTCTTGAGGGTAGTCGCGGTCAACTGTTTTTTGAATTCCTCAGATTTTTGCGATTACTCCAGCCTAAGACTTTCCTCTTTGAAAATGTTAATGGCATCCTTAGCCACGACAACGGAAAAACTTTCCAGAAGATCATTGAAGCGTTTGGACAATTGGGGTATATGGGGTCTTGGCAGCTCCGAAATGGCAACCGACACGTTCCGCAAAACAGACCAAGAATTTTTGTGGTGGGTATACACAGGGAATATACAAGCAACAAAGTTAAACCCATGTAAGCAATCTCTCACTGAGTGTTTGGATGGTAAGCCTATTAATTCTTTCAATGGTTCAGCTATTGATGAAGCTTATACGCTTCGAGAGAACAGTGCTAAGGCAGGCAAAGGTAATCGAAAACACCCTAATACTTTCGTCACTGTTGCAGTTAAGGGCAGGCTTGGGGAAAGCCCTTGGATTGTCAATGAGTCTCCTTGCCTAACATCTAAAGAATGGACAAGGAGGTTGCACATCAAAAGAGGGAAGAAAGGGGGAGGAGTTGGATTTGCGATTCTTCAAAAAGTACCAGGAAGTGAACGTCAATATTTTGATAATGCTCCATGTCTGCGATCGTTGCCATCTACCAATGGCAAACAAGCAGGTACAGGGGCGTATAAAGTCCGTGAATTTCAAGGGGAGCAATGGCGAGAACGTCCTATCACTGCGACTGAGGCAGAACGCTTAATGGGCTGGGAAGAGGGGTGTACAGCGACTGGAGTGACAAGGGACGGTCAGGAAATTGAAATATCTACCACTCAGCGAATAAAAATACTGGGCAATGGAATTATCCCAGTGGAAGTGACAGAGATTCTAAATGAATTGAAAAATGCTATCAACATTAAAACACAAAGGCTGGGCTGTGGAATTTCGCATTCAGGACAACGAGATAATTTATTCTCTGACAACACCAGAGGGGAAACTCCAAGGCCAAACTTACACAGCATTAACCCCAGTACAGAGCAAGAAAGCGAAGGAGTATGCGCTTTCAGAAATCAATGTGCTGACGGAAGCACCACCAGAGTTAATCAACCCAACTCTCAATCCAGAACCAGACGAAGTAGCAGAAATATTGGCGCTAATGATACAAAGTTTGCCGAAAGAACAGCTAGTCGGCAAAGCTATTTTGGACGCCTGGGACAAGTCGAGGGTTGAAACCGAAGTGATTGCTGTGACTAAACAGCGAGTTATTGATGAGGTGATTTCTACTGGTAACAAGACTACTCATACTTATGAGATGACTTGGAACGGTATTTTGTGGGAAAAATCCATTACCGGGGTGCTACTTAATGACAGCGAAGTGCTTTGCATTACGCGCAACTTGCAAGATTACCAGCGGAAGTACTGGGAAAATTTTCTGAGACTATCGGATGGTTGATCGTGACATCCTCCAGACACCGACTCTAGCGGGTACGGTGCTGGTTTCTCAGGATCGCTCTTGAGGTTTACTGTTGCATTGGATTTCCCAGGCAACCTTCCTAGCATCTTGCAAAACTTGAGACTGAGGATAATTTCACTCTATCTCTCCTTTTTTATCAAAATCCAGCCACTGTTGCTCTAAATCTTCGATTTCAATCCCTTCAAACTTAGCTATATCTCGCATCATCTCATCGATAGTACTAATGTTCGCTTCTATTCTTGCTCCAATAATTTGTCCAGCATAGGTTGCTGCTGGCTTTCCATGAGCTTTTGCCCAGCAGATTAGCTTTCGATACTCAAAGGCAGACAGGCTGATGGTAATACGACAGGGTTCTTTCTGCATTTTGACTAAATACTAGTTTCATACGCTATTGTATCAATTTTGCATAAATCTGGTATATGATATAATGCATCTATACACGAGAAAGCGATCGCTTGCATCTGACAACTAGCGATCGCCCCGTGCCGAAGCACGTAACCCCTATTGGTAGTAGGAGATACAATAATAATGACACTTTTTGGATTACACCCCAAGAGTCTTAGAGGCTTATATTGTTGGTCTAGACGAGAGATGGCAGAACATGTCGGTGACCTAGTTCCCTACGATACTCTCGACAAGTACTTGGCAGACGAAAATTGCAAGCGCTACAGAGAACCCCCTGTAGTAACCAAGGTCGCATTTTACTACTTGTATCAGTCATTACTGGAAGCAGGAGTTGAGCCTCTCAATAAGCTCGAAAAATCCCAAATTATAGAAATCACTTCATAGCAAATTTTTTTTATTTTTCGTAAGCCTTAAAGACTCAGCTCTCAGTGCATAGTTAACACTAAGAGCTGAGTTTTATATTGTGAATATCAACTGTTGCATCTCATGCAACACCAGACAGAACCTTGACAACTTAATAGCTACAGCCAATCCACAGAAAAGTGTTAAGGCAGTAGTGTTCCCAAAAACTCAATTCATGGACAACTTTAAATATGTCGCTTGCTGAATTAAAGCGCATTGTGCTAGACAATCCAGAAATTATGCAAGAAGCGAGATATTGGGTAGCAGAATATTTCCCAGGCGAGGATCCGGATGATTTTTCAGATCAAGAAATTATCTGTGGACTTAATCGGCATCACGAAGGAAGTCTTGAATCATTTCTTTTTTTATGCGGTTTTTTGTAGTTTATGTAAGGAGAAGCAGTATTGAACGCGCAGAAAAAGATTAACAAATATGGCGATTTATCCAAATACGAGCGCAGCCACCCAGTAGAACAGCTTAGGCGAAATCGCGAAGCTCTGTATGACGCAATGACGACCCTAATATTTCGTCTGATTGAATCCACTGATTTACCTGATGAGGAAAAAGCGCTCCAGCAAGTTAGAAGTTGGCTTGACAATGGATTAAGCCTTTACAGGCTTAATTACAAGACCAACAAAGAACTAGACGAGCATTATGCAAGCAAACAACAAGCAAAACGTTGCTAGTGAAGGAATGGAGACACTAATTGACTTTGCACTTATGCGACCTCATATCGTTAAGACTGCAAGAGAATGGGTGGCAGAAGGATTCCCAAGTATTAATCAAGATGAATATTCCGACGAAGAAATAGTCACCGGGGTTAATGAAGAATTTGGGTTACGAGATTTTCTGTACCAGTACGGATTTGTTGAGGTAGACAGAGACGGGAACTTGTATGAGGTTGCAACAATTTTTTGATAAGACATGAATCAATTGAATTTCAATCAAGGAGGCAAGTATTGAAACAACAAAACAGTCAACCAGGAACACTATTGCCGGTTGAGGCTCAATCGAAAGCTTTAATTGAATTGGCAAAGCTTAAGGTAGACGTTAGTACTTCGCAAGTTCAAGTGCAAGGGTATGAATCGTTAATCCTTAAGATTCTCGCACCAGGTGAGTTACTAACGCCAGAAGAATGTGAAATTGTAACGGGTAAAGACTTCACCAAGGCTATCAATGCGATGGCTACAGGATTAGCCAAACTTACTCGGTGGTATCAGGAAAATGATGCCAAGACGATGCAAAACTTTCTCACGCCTGCACACATTACCACTGATTCTGAGGTAATTTCTCTTGATAGTAATGAGTAAATGCCACATCTGAGATCTGAAATGCCACACCGTCAGTATCAATCCTATTATACGGCAATATGCGGGCAATATTTTCTAAGTATGTGGCATTTTTCAAATCTCACTAAGAATTTACTCAACCAGTAAAAACAGGTACTGACCGGAGATGGGAGCAAAATATTATTGCACACACTACAGGTTTGTCGTTCTATTACTTCAGCAACAAAGGACAAGGATTAGATGGTTATCAAAGATTTATTCTTTGCTTAATTCATCAACTTAAAAAGAATCCTAATTTTTCTGAAAGAGAAAAAACCTACTTAGAAGTAATAGATTACTTTGAAGAATCTGGAGAAAACGGTTTGCCCCGATGGATGGGGTTATGTAGAGATTCTTTTGAGCAGAATTTCGTCCAATGGCGAAACAACTACAACTAGAAGATAAATTATGTCAGACTTAACTAGAGAAGAAACTTGGGAGCTTTTGAAAAAGAGCGTAAAAAATCCACAAGCAGTTACAGACAATTTAATTGTCAAAGTCTTGATACAACTTGGTCTTGACCCTAATGGCAAATCATTTCCACCTGACACCGTGGAAAAAGCAGAGCAAGTATTTGTGATGATGGGAGTTGCTACGCAACAAGCTTTAAGTGCGGCATCTGCAAGTGATCAAAAGCAGGCAAGCAGAGAACTAGTTGTAACTGAGACTGCTGCGATCGCTTCCACCCTTCTGGAGGCTGAAGGTATTGTTGGTTTTGATTCGACAACGATGTTGCTACTAGCTCAGACGACGGTTGAAAATGCCGTTGAAATGGCAGAGCAACTCACTGACCTGAAAGAAAAAGCCTTAGTTGCTGGGTTGCAGCAAGGGAACCAACGGTTAGTCAAAAAATTAATGAATGGCATTTTGGGGGCAAACTCAATTACAGACCAAGTTTTCAGTGACGAGGCTCAATTTGCATTACGATCACGTTGCTCAGCAAGCGGAAACAGTCTCTGTTGAGGTTGCTCAACAGCCAGCAGACAAGATTGATCACCATGAATTTGTTAATCACTTCCGAGCTCCTGAAGTTGTAGATAGCTTAAAACCGCAAACAACAGCACAACCCCTTCCAAAGATTGTTCATGAATCTAGCGACTCTGATATTGTTGACTTAGTTTACCAATCGGTTTACTCTTTCAGCTTTATCGGAGGGCAGCGCTGTGGAAAATCTCGTTTAATGGCGATCGCTTCCCAGCATTGTTTTCAGCGTAAAAAATTCAAAACGGTTTCGCTAATATCGGCTATGAGCTCACCTGGGGAAGATGAGCATTACTGGAGCCATTGTCAAGAAAAATGTCATATTGACCTTTCAACATTGATTACCCCAGGGGAACGAGAGAAGGTTTATCACCAGTTCTATAAAATAATTGAAAGTTTCACCAAGACAGCTAACAAGAACAATCCACAATTACTGATTATTGATGAATATGCGTTTTTGGGAGAGAACTTAGCAAAAGACGCCAAACTTAAAGACGGGAAGAATCTACTTATTCCCATTGCTTCAGAACTGCAAAACATCATTTGCTCATTGATTAGCGCTGTATCCAGTGGAGGAGCTAAGAAAGGCTGGCATATTTGGTGTGGCTCCCCAAAAGGAGCTATCGGAGCAATGGGGCAATTTGGCCAAGCTTTAAAAAGCTTAAGGTTGCTGTTTTGTGCCATTAAGCCAGGTGTATCTGTAGAAAGCAATGGTGTTACCGCAACATGGGATGAAGGTCTGTTCAAAGCAACATCACTTAACTTTCCTGCTTTACGCAAGCCAGAAGGGATGGAAAAGCTTGAGCTAGGCGATCGCATTGTTTTTCTGGGAGACAGGTGGTATGACCAAACATCCTTAGACTTTCTCGGCAATTTAAAGCCAACGATTCAGGCATCTCAGCCACTTCAACCAGCCTCGGCCACTTCCACTGAAACTGAATCAGAGCAGATACTCCAACTCCTAGCTTCCTCTCCTGTGAATAACCTCTGGAGTTTCGCTGCTAACATCTTGGGGATAATAGATCCTGAAGAAATCAAAGAAATAGCATTAGCGATCGCAGAGCTTCTTTGTGAAGCCGGGAATGAGCAACTTGCCCACAAGTACCGAATCCGTACTCCCCATGACGTGCGCTACTCCTACCCTGGGTACTCTACAAAAGTAGCCGAAACCCATAGGTTAACCGGTAATATCTGTGCTTGCTGTGGGCAAGTTGAATCAGTTCAGGCACACCACACAGAATACCGTGGGGCAGAAGATACACCAGGGGAAAACTTGTTCCCTGTGTGTCTGGATTGTCACAAATCATTTTGCCACTCAAAAGAGAACTGGCAGAAAGCAGACAATATTTGGGATTATAGAAATACACCGGAATTTGTTAGTCAACTAAGGGCTAACACGGTTATATTGGCATCATCTTGATACTAGTTAGCTACCTGGCTTAACATTGATGATTTGTGACATGTCTTTTAACGAAATTATTACAGATTCCTATACAAAAGAGCCTTAATGGAAGAAAAACATATTGAACATGATGGATACTTGATTGTTGTTGGATATTGCCCTTATATTCACAATTTTTCGTGGACAATATGGAACGACAATTATAAAGTAGAATCCTCTGGAGATATTGGTTGGATGTTTGATTGTGAAAAAGAATGTATCACAAGCGCAAAAACCTATATTCGGAATTATAGGGATCAGTATGGTTACGGCTGTACTTAGCCTGCTTGTTCTAAGGCTATTGCTGCTACTGGTTTAATATTAGGCTTCCCTTCAGTAAAGACAAGGGGAGCTTTTTCTAATTCGGCAACGTCTTCCCCAAAGAATAATCGGCAATAAGTCATAAAATTGCTGTTCTTGAGTTCCCTGGTTACCTCAGGAGCCACCCTACATTTCCATTTATAAGTAGCTCTCCCTTGTTCATCTGTGTCAACATAGATAAGCTCGATCCCTTCGTCAGGTAGGGAGGTAAGTTGAAATGTTTCTTTGGTCGTTAAGTTGGCGCTGTTGGCTGCCCCACCAGTCTCTTCTGATTGTTCTGCCTCTGCGATGCCTGCGGCGGTTCGCGAAGCGACCATCGCTTCAGCCAATGTCCTAATCCCATAATCGCTTTCAGCGTAATAGCTGAGTACGATATCAGGTGCTACGGTGTCTAAAACCACCTCGACTTCAAACAGAATTGTTGTGCCTTTGACTGCTTTTGTGGGGAGTACCATAGCAATATTTAATACAATATTTGTTTCAACGATAGTATGCTGCATTTGATAGGTTGCTATCTTGAATACCAGTTGATTGAATCGAATAGACGAAGTGACCAGTAAGAGCTTTTCCGTAATGTCAGCCTTAGTTATCAGCTCCCTAACCTGAGTGGTGACGACTAAGGAATCGATAGTTATGTGATAACTGACAACGTTAGCCTCAACAGAAGCAACAGATAATTGCGGAGGGACAACCCAAACAAGACGACTAGCACCACCCGCTGTCAGTCCCCTGTCTAAAATACTCCTAGACATTGGTACTCAAGGTGAAAGAGCCATCTTGGTTTTGTCTATGGGTTTGGTTGATCGATAGATTTTGCGATCGCACCCAACCAGGCAACAAAGAACTCGGTGGCATAGCAGAAATGGGATTAGTTGAATCGTGTCCATTACCAATCCATAGGGTATTGATTTTCTCTAGATATGGTGCAATAAAGGACTGAAGTCCCGAAATATCACTGCTTTTAGCTAAGTCACTGGTGAGGGTGCGACTAGGGTTATTCCAAGTTTGAGATGGAATATTAGCGATCGCATTGAAGACAGCGCTGAACTCATCAAGTAGCAACGATTCCGTAGCGCTTGGTACGGCTTGGACATCAGAGACTTTGGCTAGAACAGTGCTTGCCTCAATCTCTGCTAACGTAGCACCACCTCCTGCACCGGCACTAGTCAAGGTGCGAGAACTATAACCCCAAATGTCTGCTACTGAGAATGCGGAGCCTGATGTTTGTATTCCTTGAGCTTGGGCTGATGTCGTTAAGCTGATTTCAATGGTGTACCCAGGAACGGATACAGACACGGGTGAACCATCATCTGTGTAAAGGTTGCCAGCAATTGTTAGCCTGTGGTCAGCAGCTTGTGGCTTAATCTTCCATCCATTGAGCAAGAAGAAAGTACGCCCTGCAAATAATCCCCCAGGTAAGGGCTGACCACCAATTACTTCAAAAGCAGGCAGAAAATTGATGCCATTACCTGATTGCATCCATTCTTTCCAAGCTGAATATATCGCCTGAACCTCAAGCTCAATTGTACCTGTAGAGCATTCAATCAGCTTTTGTGTGCCGTTAAATGTAATGGCCATTAGCTGTTTTGGTAGTTACGTTCTAAACTGCTAACCAGGTTAATCACATTGGTTACAGAGCGAGTAATTGTAGCTGTGGCACTAACAAACTGAGCTTTGTTTAATCCGATGGCGACAGCAACGACAGATGCATCTGTTGCAGTTGGTCTACCACCTTGGTTATTGCCATCATAATCAAAGGTAAAAGATAGGCTACCAACTCCACCAACAGCCCCAGAGATGGGATTGCCATCGGCGTCATTCACAATAATGCCACTAGCTGTGCCATAGTTATCAGCAAAGAATAAGCTGAACACTGCATCCGTGTCTGTTTGTAGATTGCTGTTGAAAAGAATCTCTCCCGCTGCAACATAAGGGAAGCGGCGCACAGTATTAGTGTTGTCGTAGAAATCTATGCGGTTTGTATCTGTTGCTGAGAAATTATCAATAAATACACCCTCTGATGTAATCAAGGTGTCACCAAGGAATCTTAGAAGAGAGTCTGCTGTCTGCCCTGTTACAGCCCCAGCACCTGCATCAATGTCAGAGTTTTGGCGTAGCTGATATTGGACAAATTCATAGATGTTTTCAACTGTTGCTCCATTCCCTTCAATGATCACATCGAAATTGTAATTTGCTCCACCAATGTCACGGGTGACTGGTGCTGCTTGATAGGTTATCGACATCCCGGTGTAAGGTGCTGTCGTGCTGATGTCATTATCAGAAGCACTGATTTTCAGGTCTTGTGCGTTGCTAACAGGGAAGCCGTAGTCTTTGTAAGTCATAGTGGTTACCCCAATGTCGGCTAATCCAGACTGAGCATAAGTTTTTCCCTGTTCTCGACAAAAAATCTTCAAAAACCCTCGATAATCAAAGGTTCCCGCACCACTTTTGTAAATTTGAATAGCTTGGTTAACAGCATCAGAAAGAACAAAATTTTGAGCTGCACCGTTGGCTTCTTGTTGGTAATAAATTTGGTCGCTAGTTGCAGCTAGAGTACCCAGGGAAATTATGCAGGCCCATTCCTCTAAGGAGTTTCCTCCTGAGTCCCGCACAGCCCAGCCACCGTCTCTAATAATTTCTCGCGTTGTGGAGTCTGCCCAGTTCCAATCATTGATCAGGTCAAACTGAGTTGGTGTAATAGGGTCGAATGGGAACGGAATTTTAATTAAGTCGGCTTCATTTTTCCAAAGCTCTTTGCACTTGGAATAAATAGCTTGCAGTGCAACTCCATCATTTGATAAATTACCTGTCTTTACCAATTGAATCGTTCTAGCTGTAGGACTGCTGAAGTCAAAAATAAGCTCCGTATCTCGATCTAAAAAATCAGGGTCTGTTATTTTGGCCATAGTTTTAAGGATTCAAATAAACTCTATCAAATCTTTGCTGAATTGGTACTGTCAGTCCGGCTTCGGTCAAGGTCAAGGTAATTCTAATAGGTATGTAGTCTGTTTTGAAAACGACCAAATCTACATTAAAATCGGCTGTCCAATTGTAAATATATTCAAAACTTGAGTTGGTTAGAGATTCTGTGCCTGTTAATTCATTATTGTTGACATCATAAATCCTGACCTCTGAGCCAATAATCAAATTTGTAATTGTTAAAGTAGCTTGTGTTACATCTAGATAAACAGCTGCTTCTTGTTGAGCTAACGTAGTTATCCCATTCAAGAAAAACCCTCTCAGATAATTATTGGAATTACTTGAATTCGCTGTGAACCTGATTTTGTCTTTGAAACCCTCAGTTGGACTTACTGTTTCATTAATAATATTGCTAATATCTTTCCAAATACCTGAAAATCCATTTCCTGTATCTAGATCGTATTCAATAGTGAAGCTGCCAGAGGAAGAAATGGAATGACCTGAAAAGCCACTGTATCCTAAAACAAAATAACTTCTGTTATATGTAATACTATCTCCCACCTGTCTGAGATAAACACGCCCTGCTCCATTAAAGACTATCGGATTTTCGGGGTTGGCTGGAATGGCAACAAAAGCTGACTGGCTTAATCCCGCGTCACTTTTTTCGGTAAATAAGATGCCGATGGCTCCAGTTGTATCAGAATCAAATATGTCGTAAAAATGAGTTCCATTGAGTTCAAAATTAGTTGGAATACCACCATTGTCAAAAACAGCCTTTCCCTGTCCGCCTTTGATTATTTGATTGTTGCCAAAAACCGGCAATTCAAAATCATATCCAATCCTCAGGTTTTCTATCTCAATAAAGTTTTGTACAGGACTAACTACTAAGGCAAACTGTGAGAGATTTAAAAAAGTATTTTCGCAAAAGACTTCCTTGATGCTAATATCTTCCCAAATCCCCTGGAAATATGGGGTTTCAAAAAATTTAGCTGGTTGAGACAAGAAATCTAAGGGGGCGGAGAAACTCCCCCAATTTTTTAGCTCTAAACCCCTAATTCTTATAGCTTGAACCAAGGAAACTCGACCGAACGTACTGTAGGGCAAAACTCTTAAGTTGCCGACAGAAATGTTTGCTGAGCTCTCTATATACAAAAAAGAGCCCCCTCTAGTTTGACTTTCGGAAATATATACCCCATTGACAGAATCAGAGAAGAATATGTTGTTGATATAGATATCACTACTCGAACCTAGGTAAAATCCATGCCCAAGAATATAACTGCTATCTACGGTAAAATTTTGGCAAAATTGGAATCTTATAACATAGTGAACGTCCCAGACTTGAATCAGTCGATCGACAACGACGTACCTCCCCCCTGTTATGACTCCGGAAGTTGATTGAAGACTTAGCTCAAACTTGCCAAACTTCACGCAGTCTACCCAATCCAATACACAGGTAGAGATTTGTATGTCTTCTACCAATGAGCCAAGACCCGCAAAGACGACTTTGTTAAAACTCAAAGGTAGTATGACTCCAGTAATCCGAGCCTCTCCTATGATCCCAGTGTCATTAATTGGTAATGCGTAAGAAAACAGTAAGTCTAAGTATGTATAAGAAATATAAACATTAAAGAAATCAAAAGTCCCTCCAGGAGCTTCCATTTCGTATCGATCGCTCTCATTCCCCTGAATACTTTGAACTCCAGGAATATTGGGATCAGTTGACGCTACTATAAGGTTATAAATTCTGATTTTAGCCCCGTTGGGAGGAATGCTACCGTTAATTCCGTCCCCAAAAAGTAAGCTAGATGATCCTTCAGTCTGTTTGCAGGCGTACCCCATGACGCCCATACTGTTACCACCTACCTCGGAAAAGTCTAGGTCAAGCAAATTTCCCCAAACTTCATAAACACCAGTCCCCACTCCAGTTTCAACTTCACAGTGGGAGATCAAGGAAGCAAAAGGTAGATTAAAAGTTTGGTTGGCTGTACCGTCGCTTACACCCAACTCGTAATACTTACCAGTTATTTTGAATTCCCCTAAGCGATAACATAACATTCTTTTGTAGTCTTCAAAAAATAATTGCAGACTGACAACGTTAGTCCCATCAATCAAAAATTTACCTTCATTAATATTGATGTCTCCGAAATACACTCCACTAGCTGGCTGTGTATTTATGGTAAAAATAGCTCCATCATTGATGTCAATTGTTTCCCCAGAGACATAGGTGGCAGCAATGTCTGTGTAGTTTGTATCTGTAGAAATAGTGGGCATGGTTATAAAACAATTCTCCAGCAAGCAGCATCAAGTCTTGCTGGAAATCTAGGTAAGATCAACCAGCTTGGGTTTGCACAGGAAGAGTCTGCTCATGTTTGGCAATTTCCTCTGCAAAAACTTTCCAAGGTACACCCTCTGGCTTTTCCAAGGAATACTTTTCCGCCAAAGATTGCAACTCTTGCCAAGACATAGCTTTAAGTTCAGTAAGTCGGTCTGGCTTGTCCTTTGTTGTTTGAGGATTTGGCTGATCTTGGTCTACAACTGGAGTCTGAGTAGACCAGCCGTCAGCAATCCACCCCTGAGCATCAATGGGATGGATGGTCCGAGTCTTCCCATCTTTATAGACTTTCACGGTGTTAGCCACCCCCCAAAGCTCAAATCTCCTACGCCCCCTGCCTTGGTTGCCGTCAGGCGCATCCAAGCAGCGGTAGGGGCTTGGTCTTCAATTTCAGCTCCGGTGAAGCCAAATTCATACTCAGTAGCGTCAGCCCCCAATATTTGAGAGGCAATCTCGGTAAAAGTTCCTGTTTGGGTATCTGACACTTCAATTGCTACAGTCCATTCTGCCGTACCGGGAGTGACAGAAGCGATCGCTTGGTGGGTTAAAATGCCTCGAAAGTGATCGACCTTCCGAGAGTTAAACTCAATTGCAGTTGTTGATGTTGTCGCACTGATTGCCCCATCTGCTGGATCTCGCATCATTAGTAATGCATCCAGTGTTCCGCATTTTCTGCGGTCAGCAATTGTCGAAAAATGCTCAGCCATTTTGTTTAAATCTTTCTCTTAAGCTACTATTGGTGCGTCAATCACTCCTTGGAGACGTGCAGCGGCGCGACCATCCATAACCGCAACCCCTGCTTCCCACTCCACGACGGTACGCATACAGGGTTTGGATTGCAATTCTCCCAAGTCCCGTACTTCAATTTCCATGTTTTGAAGTCCCTCAACCATAAGATCTCCAAAACAAACACAATAGATTGAAGTAGAAGCTGGTGTGCCACCCCCAGGATTAGCCTCGGCGAAAGGTAGTATATCCTCTCCGTTATTATCTTGCTCTAAAGCCTCAATTATGATGCCCTGGTAACGCATTACCTCTCTGCCAAAGTCATCAGGGGTTAGAGTGATAAAACCAGCAACAGCGGTATCCCTAATTGCTGCCTGCATCTGTAACTTCATCTCAAGATTCATAAACAGGCGCAGATCATCGTCACCTCGACTTCTACGGCGTCGCCGCACTCGTGAAATTGTTCGATCAAGTGCCCTTAAAGAAAGAGGGTCACCACCTGAGGAGTTACCCGCATCAATAACTTGTGTACCCGTTAAGCGTCTTTGAAGGCCATCAAATTCACGAGGATTAATACTACTATCCCCTTTAAAAAAAGTTCTAGTCCAAGACAAGGCAAGGCTATCAACCTTATTCAGCTCTTCATCAGACCTAATGCCTTCGCCAAACGATCGCATCAGGCTTAAGTCTACATCCAGATATCCACCAGCGATCGCTAGGGTCTCCACCTGAGGATTCATTACACCTGTGCTTTCCTCAAAGCTTTCATTGAGGCCACGAAAACCCACTCCTGGCATTTTTTCTTGCCGGTTGTAACGAAGTGCGTTACCTTGGATAGTTCTAAAAGTCAGGTTGTCCAACACTGGTGAGGAGTCAGCAAATTGCTGCACGATCGCAGACTCCCAGTCTTGCCCCATTGAAGAGTAGCGCTTTGAGGCTTCTATTAAGCTTATTCCCATTGCAAAGTAGAGGATTCAAAGTTTTTGTTAAGCAACCAAGCTTCAAGAAATGAATCCCTCTATCTCTTTGCATCTCGCTCTGAGATAAGCAGCTCTTTACTGCCAAGACTTGAGCTAGGAACCGAGTCTCTCTATCTCCTTGCATCCCGCGCCGAGATAAGTAGCTTTTTTCATAGCTACTGGTTTCCTGTTTTTAGGTTATCACAAATCAATCGTATAATTTCACCTGAGGAGCTACAGATATAAAAAAATCCCCCGACAACAGGGGCTTTTTTTGTGGTAAAAACAATTAATACAAGAAAAAACTTTCGACTTCTTCGGTGCTGCGTTCAATTACCCAAAGGTTGATTCAACTTCCCCCTCCTCTCTTCTTCATTTCCCGACCAAACCTAGCTCGTTCAGAAGGGGTCATTTTCATTTTCTCTTCTACAGATAATCCAGTGTTTTGCCCTCGAATGCCGGGAACAAAGCCACCACCAGAAGCTTGGGAGCGTGGCTCAAAAGCGGCTCCTAGCACTGGATCAGAGGCAAACTCTGTCATCAACATAGCAAGATCTTTCGCTTTACCTGTGGGAGCATCATAGTCAATTAATCTAGTACCTTTCTGTAAAACTACGAAGTTACCTGCCTCATCACGCTCAATTCTCTGCAAAGCATGGGGAAGGATAAAATCAACAAAGGCAGCATTGGAACTGTCACTGCCACTACGTTTGCCCCCCGCATCAAAGAAAGCTTGCCGGACAATCGCAATCCGTCTTTCTTGTTCTAGCTGCTTTTTCAAGTTAGCAACTTCTTGGTTTAATTGTTCAGCCCGTTGTTTTTCGGAATTAATAATCTGGGCTTGTTCTTCAACTGTTTTCTGCCGTTGCTCTTCGGCTTCTTCAACTTGTTGTTTAAATTCCGCAAACTTCTGCGGATCAATTCCTTCAAACTGCTTCTTGAAAGCTGCTAACTCTTCCTGGTTTTTTTCGATTGTTGCCGCAAGCTGATCCCGCTCATTCCTGAGAGCCTGAATCGTTTTTTTGTAACCCGAATCATCAACTGTTGCTGGAGGGGGCTTTTGTTGTCCTTCAGATTCGATGGGAGTTTCTGGGGTATCTCCTTGAGTGCTTCCTTGTGACATAGTTCAATACTGTGACATTAGCTTTATTCTAGACGAGACGCAGCAACCTAGGGTAAGGATGGTTGGTTAACAGTGCGGGTTCGGGGTTAAACCGTACAAAATGCCATAGCTGTAGTAGAAGTGGTGACCCCAGAAGCTGAGGATTATTTTCAGCTTTGGGAAGAAGAACCCCTCGTAGAAGACTAGCCTCTAGCAAAGATGCCAGAGGCTAGATGAGAGAAGAAGCTTCGTTCTCTATTCAAGTGGTGGCGTTGTCACGAAGTTTCCATTCAAGTAGTTTTCCCAGCGAGTGGGAAGATGTCTTAAACGTGACAGAATATGACGAAGCCTTAGCGTTTCCATTCAAGTAGTTTTCCCAACGAGTGGGAAGACCTGGGTGGCTAGCATGGGCCACGGCCTGCACACTGAAGAGTTTCCATTCAAGTAGTTTTCCCAACGAGTGGGAAGATGCAGCTCCGCAGCGGGACATGCGAAACATCCGGATCGATCGTTTCCATTCAAGTAGTTTTCCCAACGAGTGGGAAGAGGTCGTTGAGGGAGCCTTACCCCGTAAGGGTTTCAGACGCCAAATCGACGCATCTCTGAAAATTGTACCATCTCCTTCTAAAAATTGAGTAAAACGCAT